CTGAATTGGCTTTCCCAATCTGGTCCACTGCAATCAGCTTTGCTCGACGCTCAGTGACGCCGTATCGCTCCTGAATCTGCTTCTTGATGGTGTCAGCGCTTGAGCCATTCATTACACCGCGCTGAATGATGCCTTCCATGTCCGCCAGTTCGTCAGCAGGGATGGACTTAATCAGCCTGGTGTTTTCAGATATCCATAACTCCTGCATTTCTCGAAGCCAGGGTTCGGCGCGGTAAGCATCGACACCCAGCACGCCAGATGAAACGGGCACAGTTGTTTGTCCGGCGATAATGGCTTGTGACGGGGGAAGCTCTACGCCAGTCCCACCTTTCACAATTAACCGCCACTGCTTATCGTTAAATTGGTTTGTCAGTGCGAAGAAGGATGGGAGCCTTTCAATTACTGGCTGGAATATCCTGTTACCCGCATTGCGCAGGTAAGCCAGAATAGCCGCCATATCGTCCTGCCAGCCATCGAGGCGAATATCACCATACGAGGAGTTGATTTCTTTATTGAACTGCCGTGTAGCTTTGACCAGCGTGTTTGTATAGTCACGTTCTATGCCGTAGGGATGCAGCCAAACTTTAGCCATCATTCATCTCCGGATAGACGTAGCCTCCACGTTTTTGCAGAGTAGCAATACCTTCGTCGTTGCTAACCCAGCCAAGCTGCGAATAACGCTCATCAGCCTGTGACCACTGGTTAGCGGTTTCAGCACGCTCTTTCTCAGTCGGTACTGACAGCGGGTTGAACTTAATAGTCCAGGTCTTATCAGTAGTGAGAAAATTGATAGCCTTCTCAATCGCTGGCCGGGCTTCATCTTTTTGCTTGCGACCAACAAGTTGCTTCCATGACTCCGGCACAGTTGTTTTATCTGCGCCCTGCCCGGATGGAGTCTTAGTGAAAAGGATTTGCTCATCAATGCCGGTAAGTGCGGATATTCTCAATTGCTTGCGGTCCTGCACATCGACCACGCCTTCCAGAGATCCATTCAGCAGCTCGTATTTCTCGGTGTTGGCGTCAATCCCAATAGTGTTCCCGTTGCTGCGCGTCATGTCCACCATGTTAAGGCGAGCCTGCACCGTCTCACGGCCCTCTCCGTCCTGACATAATTGTGCGAGGTCAGCAGCCGACCATACCCCCTGTTGTTTACGCTCAAGCAGGCTCGTAGCGTGGGAGTGACTCATGCCGTAATCGGTCAGCGCCTGATAGATACCCTGCAAGCATGAAGCACCCCACCCCTGATTCTGGTGTCGAATTTGGTTTGGTAGTCGCTCACCGTCGAATATGTGGCAGCGGCTGGCGTGGACGTAATACGGCGTTCCAGAGATAGGGTTAATCTGGTACTGGATAATATCGCCGTAAGTGATGCTCTCAGGATTAAGGTCGCGAAGGGAAGGCTGTACTTGGTAGCGGTCATAAACCCGGACAAACTCAAGTTCGCCCTCACCTATTGGTGAAAGCAGGTCTCCACCATCATTCACACCGAACAGCATTAGCGAGCCGCCGTATAAACGCGCCCATGCTACTGCGTCGGTGAATTGCTGCGTAAGGTTGAGTTCATCCCATCGAGACATTATCTGCGGTTCGTTGTTCGCGCCTTCGATAGTGAATCCAGCGCGAAACATCTCATCAGCCACTACATCGACAATGCGCCGTCCCAATCCATCGCCCAGATAGATGCTGTCAAGCGTGCTACGGGTTAGCAGGTGTGCTGTACGGATACGGCTATAAGCTGATCTGTCACCACCCGTGCCTATATTCATGAACACGTTCTGATAACTATCCGTTCGCATCTGCTTGTCGATTTTCTTTTGCTGCCTGTTGTTACGTTTAGCCATTGCCTCACCTTAACTGGCAAGAGCTTTTAGTCTCGCCAGAGCATTAGAAGTTGGCGCAAAGGCCATGATCAAGGAGTCGGCCATGTTCGGCGACGGTATGCCTCGCTTTTTCATGTCCTTTTTGCTCTCTACTTTCACCCTGCCGTTGTTGTCATAATCAACACGAGGGCGCGACAATTCAGCCTTGAGGTATTCAAGGTTTTTTATATCTGATGAGAGGCTTATTAACTGGTCGTCCGGGAATGTTTCGCCATGCTCTATCGCTCTCCAGGTGTTATAGAAGCGCTGCCTTACCAGCCACCACGCTTGCGCCTTGAGGTTAGAGAACATGTCTTTATTTGTTTTACCTGGCGTGAATTCGCGATCTGGTTCAAACACAGCTGCAGCGGCATTGAAGCCCTCCACTTGGCTTTTTGCGATCCGGTTAAGCTGAGCTTTGACTCCAGCGCCGACACCGATTGAGTCATAAATAACCTTGTCAGCGTTGATGCTGTCCGCGTACTGATTGACCCGGTTAGCAGACTCAATAACATCACCTCGACTCCACTCCTGCACATCCTTCACTACTGCACCGTGGGCCATAGTTATTGCGTTACTGTCCTCGCCCTCATCGGCCACGTCAAAGCCAATTCGCTTAGCGCCGGACGCTGTGAAGTTGAGTTTGATATGAGCGTCTACTGCAGCGGCAATCCATGAAGGCTTGATAATCGCCAGGTCGCTATCTGCTACCGGCTGGCCTTCCCAGATGTGCTGGTACAGGTCGAAGTCTTTACGCTTGCACTCTTCCATCTCCAGGCGCAGAACATCAGGAAAGTGAGGGTTATCATTCCAGTTAACGGTTAACAGGCAAATATCGTCAGGAGGGCTGATAACGAACCGTTGATGTGTGTCATCCAGAATGTTCTTCGGGTTGTAGCTTACCCATATCTCGCTTCCCGGCTTTCGGATAGTCGGTATCAACACATCCCAACTGGCTTTAGTAACGGCCTCAGCTTCTTCAATCCAGCAGATGTCTATGCCTTCCAGCGACTTCACTTTCGTGATGTTGTTCTTTATGCCGTAGAACATAAACAGACTGTTGGTTGCAATATGCCGGATGTAGACCTTCTGGATCTCGAATTCGTGGTTATAGCCTTCTCGCTCGATGGTGTCAGCAATCAGCTGGATAACCGAGTCTGCGATACTGGCCTGAAACTCACGGGCGCAAAGAAAGCGATATGTGCCTCTTCGGGCTATCTCAACAAGAAGCCTGGCGATAGACCATGACTTCCCACTACCACGCCCGCCCTTCGCAACCTTATAGCGGTGTGGCTTGATAAAAGGCCTGAACACGGGGTTAAGTTTCGTCATCGTCAAACAGTGCCGATAGTGGCTTAGTAGCGGTTATAGTTAGCTTCGACTCCTTCGGCGGCTCCCATCCCTGCAATTCAGCAAGTTGCTTGATAGCTGCTTTCGGATCGTGAAGCTTGATAGAGATGCCTCGCTTACCAGCCGTTAGCTCAGATATAGCGGAGAGTGAACCAGCGCTTTGCAGTGCTGAATCCTTAAACCGCCACCCAGCCTGAATCATTGGATTGCCATTATCGTCTGTGCCGCGCTCTGATTCGCTGAATTCGACCATCTCATGCAATGAAGCCCTGCCCATTGAAGAGAGGCGCTCAAGAGCTTCCTGTCGAGTCATAACGGCATCGGTAATAGCTTCCTTGTTCATCTCGTCGATAAATGCTTTTACCTTAAGATTACTGAAGATTTCGCTGGCCGATGCGTGAGCGCTCTCTTCGGTTTTGGCCTTCCCGCCTGCCTGTTTGTACGCATCTATCTGGCTAAGCCCTTTCACGATGCCTAACGCAAACTTCTGCTGTAATTTGGTCAGGCCATCGAACAGGGCTTTCTGGTGTTCAGTTAGCTCCATATCGATTCCTTGTTATTGTCATTAAACATGGCTCTAGCAAGAACCATCTGTAATGTGAATGTCATAGTTGTGCGTCAAGTGGATGACCGCGACCCTCTTGTTCGCCGTCTTTAACAGCAATGATGCCGAAGTAGTGAATGCGCTCTAATGGCACGGCGTGAATTTCGTGGCCTTTAGTGATGATCAGAAAACCGGAGCGAATATCTGGCTCTTTATCCATCTGGCTGCCTACCACTTCAACAGGGATATCACATTCATATGCCTCTTTAGTTTGCAACACGATGTCCCACCGTTTTATCAGTGTGCTCATATCTTTTCCTGTTGGTGAGTTTGAATTTAGCCGTCTGTTCCGGCTGCCAGTGACATTTCATCCGCCATTGCAGTCACCGCAACGAATGAGGGTGAAACCATGCTCCGATTTCAGCATGAAAAGACCCGGCGCTATCCCTTACATCTGATTCCGGCGCACTCGTCCCGAGGAGTACCAGTTTTGACTGGCAGGAGTCTTCGTTAAACGCTGGAGATGTGTTTATGTGGAGAGGGATCGGCTTGCACATTTGGTATATTTTGGGCATAAAAAACCCCGGACTTAGCCGGGGTTCGTCTTACATAATTCCTAACCAACTGAGAAAGCCTCTTATGCCTCTAGCGTTTCTGTGGTAGTGGGATGAGCATTCATCAATAACATCCTGTGGTGAGATATTGATCAGATGCTTAACGCCTTCTTCGGTGTGCTTTTTATTTGCTACGTTGTATATGCGAACGTTAAAGACATCGCCTGCCTTTTGAACATCATACCTGTAGGTGATGTCGTTAACGCCGCCAACGTATAACTGGAAGTTCTTCATAATGACTCCGAATGGTTCTGCCGGAATCATTCTACATTAAAATTACGCAGACATAATGGATGTCGCAGAGTTGTGGTGCTTCACAGCAGGACTTCCCCACTTACGGCTTACCCGTCAGCAAGATGAGTGATCACCTCGTTTCCGCCACGGAACTGATAAGAGCCGTTGTGAAAGTGGCTCTCGGTCAGGTCTCCTTGCAATCAAGGGCACCTATTTATGTTTCGCTTTTTGCTTAACTGCCCACTGCTTTGCAATATAGAGGCAGTCGTCGAATATCTTTCCCTTGCGACTGGCCTGTGAGCAGCGGCGGTAATGGTCTACCGCCATGTCAGCACCAATTCTTGATGCGCTCTGGTCATAACCAAGCTTTATCAGCTCGGTAGCCACGTTTTTATGAATGAAGTCGATGGGCGTCATGCTACGTCTCCACTCGGAAAGTCTCCCATGTCGGGAAGAGATAGTTGAGATAGTTCACGAATCACCTTTTCCACTTCACGAATTTTCTTCAGGTGACGCTTACGGATGGTCATACTCTGGCTACCAGGGCGACCGAAAGTTTCAAGTGACCACTCGTTAGCCTTCGTGACTCTGTTCTGCATTTCACCAAGCGCTACATCTTTCAGATTGCTTAGATCCATCAGCGCCATATTGGGCTGTGTTTCTTTTTCAATCAGATCCAAAAGCCAGCGACGCAGTGCTTTAGCAATTTTGGTTTCAGCCAACATTCCGAGCAGATGAGCGCCTCGAGAGGAGAATATTCTTTGACGATTATGCTGTATCTCATTGTTTTTATTACTAGAGGTCACAGTGACCACCTTGGTCATATCGGAGCTAAATTCAGTTTTATTGCGGTTATAAAGTCTGTTTACTGACTTATCATCCGCATACTCAAGAAGCTCAGCCATATGAGTGCTGGTGAACCATACCTTTCCGTCTCCGTTATCAAACGGCACAACATGATGATCTTTAAAAGTCAGAGCTGATTGCATGGTGATTACCTTCAAAAAAGAAACCTCTGTTCACCAGAACGCCCACACCCGATCGCACCATGCTTCGATGGAGTCCTCAGAGGTCGCTTTTGTGAATGGTTTCGGGTTTTACGATGCGCGGTGAATGCGCGGGGGATTTACTGCATAAATAAGCCCGACAGAAGTCAGGCTCTGTTTGTCATAGTGGGTGACGAATTACTTAAGGCACTGCTGCCGGATGTAGTCCTGCAGGCCTCTCAGGGCTGACTGATCTTGTTTGATTCCGGCTCTGATACCGAGAACGTTTCGTCCAGCAACTGGAGAGAGTTCGACGGTGTTGCCATCATCCACGCTGGCGGTGCTGGTCTGGGCTGGCACTGAACAGCGGCCTTTGACGAGCACCCGACCACCATTATCAAGCTTGCGCTGCAAAGCAGCATTTTCAGCATTCGCATCGGCAAGTTCCTGCGTGTATTTGGTGTCGAGAGCGGCAACGTCGCGTTGCCGTGTCTGCATGTCACTTATTGTTGCTTGCGATAGCTTTAGCTCATTCTCTGCTAACAGGGCGCGGTCATAGTTGCTTCGGGCTACCTTGGCTGTGACGACAAGTAGTGCAATGAGCATCGCGGCCACGATGATTCGCCAGTGCTCAGTTATGGTTTTCCATAACATAGTTGCCTCTCTATCTCGCGCCGGTTCAATAACCCCGTCCACTGCTTCCCACCTGCATAAGTCCAGCGCCGAAGCTGGTCACACGCGCCGGGTATATCGCCCTGGTTGAGTTTTTTCAGCAAAGTGGATGAGGTGAATGCGCCAACACCAACGTTGTACGTGAATGAATAAAGTGCGGCTTTCTGGTAGTCGTTCAGCTTAACCTTCACAGAGTTGTCGACCGCCTTCACTGCGGGAAGCATGTGCTTATAAAGCAGCGTGTCGCATTCGGCTTTAGTGTATGTCTTTCCCATCACTACATCTGGCCCGGTAACGCCTGCACATACTGTTGGGATGCCAATCGGATCAAGATAAGGTGTGTATTTAACCCCTTCCTGGTCAGTAATTAGAACGCCACCGATAGCTATTGCCCCGGCTGATGCCGCACCAATTAGCGCCTTACGTAGTTTGTCTGGAATCGCCATGGCTCACCTGCGCCTTTTTAATTGCATCGCTCACAACCTCAATAGCAGCCGGTCGGTCACTCTCTGGCTTTTCCATCTGAGCTTTTAAGTAATTTTCCATGATGGCCGTTCGCTTGCGCTCTTCTTCCATCCGCTCTTTTTCTTCTTTACGTTTAGCGTAATAGGTCTTGATAGTGAAAAAAGCGGATATCAAAGCACCGATAATAAAAACGTAATCCTGAAGACTGAGAACGGAGAAGAAGCCAAGCAGACCAGACCACCAGTACGGCATATTGTGTCCTTCGGCTGGATTCATTCTGTGCATCTCTCACCTCGCTAGTTTGCGGGTGCTGTTCTGTGTAGTTGGGAAAGCGCCACTCATGCCACGGCACGTTATCTATGAGTGAAAGTGATTGCTGGATGACTGGCGCTAAATAGAAAAAGGCCACCCGCAGGCAGCCTTATTAGAATTTTATGTAGTCCTGAAATGCAAAAAGCCCCGCATCTGCGAGGCCTCTTAATTTGGTAGCTACGTAAATAAGTCACACATACGGCAGCTTACCTTGTAATAGTGGCTCATTGGATCATGCCAGTCAACCAGTTATTTGAGATTTCTCTCACGTTAGCAACACGTTTTCGCTCGTTAAGTGCAGGTTTGAGCTTTTGGAATATCATCCACTGAGAAGCAGACAGTATTTGGTCAATTTCTCTTCGACATGTGACAAGTGATGGCGGCCTGATTGATTCGCCTCCCCTGCCTGACATTTTGCGGGGAATTGCGCACTTGTGGTAGTAAGCTGCAATTGCTCGCTTGGATGACAGGTGAACATAGTAGCTAAGAAGAATACCGAACGCTTTTCTATCAATGCACATGACGGAATCTACGACCTGAGAAATCAACATTCCGTCATCGTCATTGCACATTGGTCTGTCTGGATAGCGCTGTGGTTCTACTGTCGCCATGTACTGAGCTATAACGCTGCTCATGCGCTTTTCCAGTCTTCCGCTGTAAACCCATGCCCCCCACTGCTCTAACCAGCTATCCAGCCAATCAGCTTGCTCTTTTGTCAGGCTTAGCTCTGTAACCTTCATGCTGCTTGCTCCCGTTGGTTAATCAGGTCTTTAAGCTTCTGCTGATACTCAGCTTTGATTGCCTTGCATTCATCGATTGTCCAGCGATGGCGGTCGTGGTTTCCTTCAATTATTTCCACCTCAGCCAGTCCAATGCGCCTGATAAGCTCAGCTCTGTACGGGACTAAATTCCCGCTTTTGTGCTGATTGCAAACTGAGCATTGCCTCCATATTTGGCGAGGGTCGAACCTTAGCTGTGGCGCGGCGGCCGTAGTGCGATAGTGGCCCGCATCCCATTGGGCGGCGCTCAACGTTCCACATGAAACGCAGGGAAGGTTTTTATCTCTTTCACGGATGTAGGCATTAACTGCTTGCTGGGCTTGCTTGATGAAGTAACTGCGGGGCTGTACTGCTAACTTGCGGACTTTTAAACTTCGTCGTTCCTGCTGGGCTTCATCCTTTCGCCGTCGCTCCGCTTTCTGTATCGCGTTCTGGCGGTCTTTCTCTCTCTTGGCTAGCGCTATTACGGTTCCACACTCTGCGCTGCACCAGGTTTGATTTGAGAAGGCTGGATGAAACCATTCCCGGCAATCAGGATTCTTGCACCGCTTTCTGGGCTTCCTCATCGCTACCTCCATTCGGTTTAGTTTCTACATACGCATCATTCGCGCACTCGTTGCATGCGTAAACTTCGCCAGGCTGCAAAGGCTTTGTACATGCTGCGCAATATCCTGCTGCTGCGTTGCTGGTTCGCTGGTAATCGGTGATGGATTCATGAGTCAGCATTCTCAGCACCTATTAGCTTAAGAAATACGACCATCGCCGCCCGCAGTGGGTTGTCATGCTGACATTGGAAAGCAATCCCTCTATCGGCTTTCCAAGGGTGGAAGTCTCTTAATGGCGGATCGATGTGAATTCTGTTTTTGACAATAATCGGCCAGGCGTCTGCGGGGTTGTTGCAGGGGTTGAATGAGCCCTCTTCAGCGTTTCTATAAGTGGTTAGCCCGATATGAAAAGCCACTGCCTTGTTAACTTCAAAATCGCTCATCTCTGAATAATCGGTCATAAAAATATCCTCTGTTGATAAATGGTGCTCGTCCTCGGCTCAGTTCTACCCTCGGGAAGCAATGCCGAAACTACCCAGAATCTCGGGTCGGCGCTTAATGTCTTTTGGGTTTGTACGTTGCGGAGGGTGTAGCGTTGAATGAGTTCGTCTGCTTCTTGCGTGGTTAAATCGTGGTGGCGAAACCAGGTCTTGCGCATGGCATGCACTCCATGTAAGCCGTAATGAATGCTTTGGCTGCCTCGGTGTTTATGGCGTTACCGTAACCCTTAAGTCTCCCTGTGCGGTTGCGTCCTGCCATTGCTCGTAATGAGGACTTGCCGTGTCCCAGGCTTTTGGCAAACCTTGCAACCAGCGGGAATGTGCCGGGTTCAACTGGACGCCATTGCCCATCTCGACAAAAGAGCCAGTCCGCATCTCGCCAAAAACCGTTAACCTCAAGGGGCCTGCTGTGTATGCCTGTCGTGGTAACTGGTCCAGTCGCTCCTTTCCGTCCCGCCGCGCTGTCATTCCCGACGAGTCTTTCCAGTCCCGTGATGTTGGGGTTACCCACCCGGTCAGCAATACCGATCCGGGAAGCTTCAGGCATATCTTCGGGGAGCCGTCCAGGTTCTTCCCGCTGTAGCAGTGGGTCGACCCGGTAGAATCGTTCGCCACCGGCGTTTGCCATCCCACCAATCGCGCTGCTCCAGATACATTCTGCAACCCCCGGCGCGTTTCCGGCTGCGGGTTCGTGTTGCATGTTGGTGTAGGCCACCCAGTAAGCTCGCTCTCTGATGTGCGGCGCACCGATGCTCGCTGCCGTAAACGGCGTAAGCCCAAAGGCGTATCCCATTCCTTCCAGGTCTGTTTGTACAAGGTCGAACCATTCGTTTGCGTTACCGCTTGCAACTTGTTCGCCAAGGATGTGCTCAGGCTGGCACTCATTGATGAGCCACTGGAATGCAGGCCAAAGGTGCCGCTCGTCATCAAACCCATTTCCCTTGCCTGCCGCGCTGAAAGGTTGGCACGGACATGAACCTGTCCAGATTGGTTTGCTGTCGGGCCATCCTGCCTGTCGTAATGCGTAGCTCCAGACTCCAACGCCGGCGAAGAAGTGGTGCTGGGTAAATCCTCGCAAATCGCTTGGTGTAACATCCTCAATGCTCCTTTCGTCTACATAGCCAGGTGCTATCTGTCCGGCTTCAATTAAGTTACGCAGCCACTGAGCTGCAAACGGGTCAATTTCGTTGTAATAGGCAGTCATATTGCCCTCAGAAGTAGCTCTGTAGTTGATTGAGTATTTGCGGGTCTTTAGTCCCGGCGAATACGTGTTTAATGGCGGCGTTAATCAGTGCGCTGTAACAACGTTCGAACTCGTCAGGCTCCATGTTCGCGTAAGCCAGGCTCTTGGCCCTTACCTTTAGTTCACCCTTGATGGTCGTGACGGTGTCAAAGAAGCCAGCGAGAATGGTTAAATTCTTTCTGAACTCTTCTTTCTGGGTGTATTCGTCAGAGCAATCGTATCCGGCGTTCTCCGCTGCCCAATGAGCAAAGCAGAAGCCAAAGAAGGCAAACATTTTTCGGTGAAAAGAGGGGTTTCTGGTGAGCTTGATTTCGGCGGTGTATTGCTCGCCGTTCTTGAACTTGGTTAACCTCAGTAAGTCGCTATCGAACGCTGGAACAAAAACGCCACCGGCATTCTTGACCATTTCGATTTGCATTGATTACCTCTCATCAGTGGTGGTCAGCACCTGCTTACCATTCGAGTAGGTATGAGTTCCAACCTCAGATATGCCAACACCAGACACGCCGATGAACTCCTTTCCTGAGTCTTTATCGGTTATCAGGAATATTTTCCGGCTATTGTTATAAGCATCTGAGTCCCTGAATCGCGCCATTTCTTTCACCTGAAATCTTCCTGTGTCAGCCGTCGAAACAGTGGAGTCAATTAGTGCAGCGTCTGGCTTTTGGTCGCATGCCGCCAAAAATAAAGCGGCTATCAAAATTAACTTCTTCACTCGCTATCCCCTTTAACGGTTATCCCAGCGGCGCGGATGGCTGCGGAGCAATAGTCAATTACGCAGTTATGACCATTGTCGAACTCATCTTCAACCATCACTTTGTCAGGTAGCCCTACAACGATGCTGGCGCGGCTGGCCTGCCATGCTTCCCAATCAACTCTTTTAAATGGCTCATAGCGGCCTTTGAAATAATTCGGCTTTTGGGTTTCCCACCAAGATTCAAACTGCGCCCGGTTATCAGGCTTTAGCTGTGATGTGCTCATGATTTATCCACCACGGTTAGCTTGGTTTGTGCGGCTTTATGGCGCTTGTAACGCTCATGAAACCAGTCGAGAACCTCGTTAAGTTCTTTATCGAGAACCTCATTCTCACGATTGAAATATGCCTGAGCGTCTGTTTCTTCATCTGGCGCAAACTCACCTGGACCAAGAAGCGTGTTAAAAATCCATTGCATGCCAGCCTTGTCACCTTCCCCATGTTCAGCCTCGATACAGGCAGCACGCATAGCCAGCAGGTTCTTGCCGAATATCAGATCCATTTCTTTGATGCGCTTGCGGAGATATTCGTTCTCATCCTGAATTTTCGCTGTTGCACCTTGTGCTCTTTCAGCCCAGCCAGGAATTATGTGCTTACCTCCGTACTCATCCGCTCGCGGGTCATAAGTGCGCATCTCTTTTAAAATTGTTTTCAGATCGTAAATGTCGTAACTCATGCTCTAACTCCCTTCAATAGTTTGTTAAACAGCGCCATCCCCTCGCTCATGTGCAGTGCAAGAGCGGCTGCAGGCTCAGTAATTGTTCCAATGGCCGCGTAACGATAGCCCTGATTGAATACGCTACGTGTCAGCAGGCCATCACGAAACAGGTTCGATACCTGAGGGCTCACGCAGCTACGAGTGACGCCCATCGCTGCGGCTATTTCGTTTACTGTGGTGTCGGGATTGTCTTTGATGTAGGTGTGTATGCGTTGTCTTGTGGTAATCATCAAAAGCCCCCTTTGCTTTGTTTGCGGCTTGATTCCCGGTCAGCAATACGTCGCTGCGCATCAAGCTGGTCGATGTCATACAGAATGCCGTTGCGCTGCTCGGAGTAGATTGTGCCGGTTGAACCATGACGGTTAAGACGAAGAAGTAACTCTGTTTCGTTGGCACTGACAGCTTCGTTGTCCTCCGACTCTCGATAGATGCCCAGCCAGTAGTCGCAGTCTTGCTCAATTTGCCCGGTAGAGCGGGAATCGCTCGGAACTGGCCGCTTGTTTGCCCGCGCTTCTGAGCCACGGTTAAGCTGGGTCAGCAGCACAACAACGCAGTTAAGCTCTTTTGCCAGCACCTTCAGCCCTTTCGTGATGATTCCGTATGCCTGCGCCTCTGTATCAGCTTTCTCTGCTGTCATGAGTGTCAGGTAATCGACCAGCACCATTCCAACTTCACCACGCTCACGTTTAATCCTGCGGGATTCTGCAACGATGTGTGCTAGTGAAAGCCCTGGTGTGTCGTCGATGTAAAGATTATCGGTGTCAGCAAGATCGCTACCCTTCGCCAGCGCCATAGCCACTTTATTTTCTTCATACCCGTTCTGGTAGAACACGTTTGAATTGACCCGGCTGTGCTGGGAAACGATGCGCTCCACCATCTGCTCTTTTGGCATTTCAAGGCTGAATGCCAATGCGGGCAGGTTTTCCGTCAGTGCACAATGTATTGCCATTTTTTGGTAGACCGTGGTCTTTCCCATTTTTGGCCTGGCTCCAACGACGAACAGGGAACCGCGCACAATCCGCTTTGGTTCAAGCATTGCATCCAGCGCTTCGATACCAGAAGTCAGGCCCAGCGATGCCGTGTTTCCTTCCAGTCTGTCACCTAACGCGTAGGTCCACTGGTTGAAAGCCTCACGGAAAGAAACCAGCCCTTTGCTGTTGCCTGTTCTGGATTTCTCATCAACCTGCATTGCCAGGGCCTGAACGGCTTCAAGCTTCTGCGTGGTTGTCATCCCTGAACGCGCATAAAGCAATTCGAGCATCTTGTTAGCCTGCTCAATAGCCATGCGCTCAGTTGCTGTGTCTTTAACGCGGTTTGCATAGGCGATGACGTTTGCAGCGCTGGGAGTGTTGTTTGACAGTTCAGCCAGATAGGCAAAACCTCCGGCATACTCCAGCTCACCTCTTGACTCTAAAAGGTCTGATACGGTTAGCAGGTCAATCGGAAGATTTTTGTTGTTCATCTCCCGCATGGCCCGGTAAATCATGCCGTGCCGTTTGCTGAAAAACATTTCGGGAAGCAGGAATGAAAATACCGTCTGCACGTTGTCGCTTGTCGCAGCAATCAGCACAGAACCAAGTACGCACTGCTCAGCTTCTTTGCTGCTCGGCGGTAGAGTGTATTCATCGGTCATCGCGTTCTCCTTCGCGAACCTGCGCATAAATTTCAGAGTTCAGAATGTATTCGTAATTACGTTTTTGCCACGTCTTACCCGTTTTCTGATCATGGCGCTGTTCGAACATCCATCGGCAGGATGCATGGAGATAATCCAGATACTGTCTGAATGCCTCCATGCCAAATGGCTCAGCATCGCCAAACTGGCTGGCGATTGGTTTTGCTTCTCTCCAGAACTTCTGGATCAGTGTTCTGCGCTTTGGAGTTAAAGCATTCCAGCCTCTGGCATCAGGCACACATTCACGAAGCGCTTGCCAGACTTCTTCGCAGGAAAGTTTCGGTTTCTTATCCGCCTTATTTTTCTGGTCAGAATCGACATACTCATTACCGTTAGGTAATGAGTTATTAAAAGACTTATTGTTTATGGACAACCGTTGGACAACCGTTGGACAATCATCTCTGTAAGGCCCGTCGTTACTGACGTTTTCGTTGGACAACCGTTGGACAACCGTTGGACAATTTTTTGACTGGAAATCGTCATATTTAACGATTGTCAGGAGACTGAATTTCTTACCCATAGAGCATATATTGAGCATCCCTTTGGCTTCGAAAGTACGAAGTAAACTACGCACTTTGTTATCAGATATGAATGTCTCACTCACCAATGTCGGGCGACCTGTTAGCATCTGACCACGATCAACAGTCACCGGGCCAATGTCGGTATTTACGACTGCTTTCTCATGGTTTGCTTTGAGGATGAGGTGAAGCCAGAGATGTACTGCTTGAGAATCCTTATAAAGACGGCTGTCCATAAATTGGCGGTGTATAGAGACATACCCCATACTGGATGCCTCCTGAGTTTGTACAGGGATCTGCCTGTAGTCTGATAACTGCTTAACGACGCCCATCTTTCTTCACCCCCGCTTTAGCTAGCCTGAAAACACCAATGAACCGCTCTGCAAACGGCTTACTGTTAGCTGCTGCAACGACCAATCCATCAGGTGAATCAGGGTGTCGCCGCTCTTCTTTTTCCTGGTACTTCTTACGATTAGCCATTAAAATATCTCCTGTGAACTGCTCTTAACTTTTCACACTAAGCGTCGAAGCTGTTCCCGCAGCTCGGCGCTTTTTCTTTTGTCAGCAACTTAGCTACCTGCTGCGCCAGCCTCGCCATCTCATCATCGACAACGCCCCACTCCAGCACGGCCAGAAGCATTGAAAATTTAGGAATCCAGTCACGCTTCCAACGGCTTATCTGCGCTTTATCGACGCCTACGGCAGCCGCAGTTTTCTCTGTGCCAATCAATGCAATCTTGTTGAGTAATGCGCTCTCAATGCGTAGGGCCTCATTGCGTTTGTTTGCGTGTTCCATTTGTCATACTTCCCTTGTTGAATAAGTAGTTACGCGGCGAACCCGTAGCGGGGGCCACTTAGATTTGTAGTCTTTTTGATTACTGAGCTTCTTCAGCTCGGAGATGTGTAAAGAGCGGGGTTACTTAAGCGGCTTTACCGCTGTTGGATCCATACTGCAGCCACGCGGGGTCGCAGTTTAGAGCCATCGCAATCTCAAATAAGAAACGTGGGCGCTTTGTTACTCCAGCTTCGATAAGCTGAATCGACTGTTGTTTCACGCCTGCTTTGTTAGCCAGCTCAGTCTGAGTCATCTTCAGCTGAACGCGTTTCTTTTTGAGGCGTTCGGACAGAGTTTGCATAATGCCTCCTTCAACAAACTTTCTTGTATTTTCATACAAAGTATCTTGTTTGTCAATTACAGGATTTCTTGTAACCATTGGAGGAAATTACAGAGGTAGGTTATGAGCATTTCTTCTAGGGTAAAAAGCAAGAGAGCACAGCTAGGCCTTAACCAGGTCGAGCTGGCGCAGAGGATAGGAACCTCTCAGCAATCAATTGAGCAACTGGAAAATGGAAAGACCAAGCGACCAAGATTTTTGCCCGAACTCGCTTCGGCTCTCGGAGTTAGCGTCGACTGGTTATTGAAAGGTTCGCCAGATTCAAACATAACTTATGTTGGTCCCAACGAACCTAAAGGAAAATATCCATTGATTAGCTTAGTTAGCGCTGGCGCGTGGTCAGAAGCTTGTGAGCCGTACAATCTGAAAGATATTGAGGAATGGTACGACAGTGACATTCATATGCTTGGAGACGGCTTTTGGCTACGCGTTGAGGGTGACTCCATGACTTCTCCGGTTGGTCCAAGCATACCAGAGGGTCATATCGTGTTGGTTGATACCGGAAGGGAAGCGATGAACGGCAGCCTGGTTGTTGCGAAGCTTATGGACGCGAACGAAGTAACATTCAAGAAACTGGTGATTGACGGCGGACAGATGTACCTAAAAGGTCTTAACCCTTCTTGGCCGATGACTCCAATTAATGGCAATTGCAAGATTATCGGAGTAGTTGTTGAGGCGAGGGTCAAGTTCATATGAAACGCATATTCATTGCTTTGGCTGTTATGTCGATGCCGCTCGCATCACGAGCTGATTGTTGGATCGTGTCTGACTTAAAAGGGAAATCTGCATTTAGTCAGGATAGCTATGATTTTATAGATGACTCCATTTCAGGCGCAGTCTTTAAGCTGACCATAGATGGAGATAAGGCATCTCTAACTAATCTAAGCGGATCTGCAATTTCTGACATGTCATATGTAACTCTATCAAGTAACACAATTGTAGGTAGCTATCAGTCAGGGGGAGGCATAACTGTAGAAACTTGGTCCGTAACAACCGATAAAAAGGTCATTTACTCTAAGGTCATGAACATCCCAGGATTTCAACAACTCACCTCCACAAAAGCATTCGTAGGAATCGTTTCCGGTAGATGCGACAAATAACCATTCATTAACCAAATCAAATTAAAAACAAACTATTTTCCGTTATAAAACAATTGAGTTTGTTTTTTTTGCCCTCAAATACAATATTTCTTGTTTACAACATACAATCTTTCTTGTAATTTTACCTCATCAGCAGGACGCACTACCCATCAGGACGATGGATGCTCATTAACAGATGGCCCTGAAGAAGGGCAAATACACCGAAGTATGTTTCGGGGTGTGGTGAAGGCTCTTCGTACCAGCGAAGAGGCGCTCAACTGGATTGTTGGCAGGTTGGGGTTCGAATCCACCGACTGGCGCTCTGGGATGCCATCACCACACCACCAAAACACACTGACAGGAGGATGTATGAACGCACAAGAACGCCGCCGCGAACAACGCGCAGCTAAACAGGCTGAATGGAAAGTTGCCAACCCCCTGTTAGTGGGAGTAAGCGCAAAGCCGGTTCGTCAGGTATTAACGCTGAGCAAGAAGGTTGACCGTGTTAGCAAAGCTCTCATAGGTCGCGACACAAAGGTTTATGACAGCGCAGATAACCGTTGCCTGCCGCAGGTTGCAATCTTCCACGCAGGTCATCGCACAGTCCGCAAAGAAGCGGTGCATATCGTTAAGTGAGTGAAGTATGACTGAATCGAAAATTAAGAAAATTGACTCCATGATTAAGCAACTCCGAGAAATGAAGTCAGATTTGAACCGCATGCAAAAGCTCAGTGACAAGGACTATCGAGACTTAACTCCAAAGCAGTCGCAAAAAATATCAGCGGATAAAGACTGGATTGGGATGGACTTGATTAAACGGGGGCATGAACTCCACGCACTAGCCGTTGAGCTTGGTTTATCTGAGCGGAGAGATACTTACGACACTATCCAGTTACGAGATAACTGGCACGTTTTCAACTACAAGCCACGTGAGCCTAACGCTGCGTAGATGAACATTCCGGAATTTCCGGATAGTTAAATTACAGGCTGCCAAATGGCGGCCTTTTTTATGCAGAGGAGTGAGTGATGGAATGGATAAAGTGCAGTGACGAAGTTCCCAGCAGGACGAAGGATGTTCTTGTTTTTTGCTCTGATACAAAAGAGCAGATGGTTGGCTTTCATATAGGTAATGGCGACTTTCAATTTGCACAATTCGAAGGGGTGCTAATTTCCTGCCACCCTACCCACTGGATGCCACTACCCGCCCCGCCCGCCGAGTAACTTCCGCATCAGCTTTCACTGAGAGCAGATTCTAAACCCTCGTTGTCCCTATTGTCGCTTAACTGCGGCATTTTTTTAACTGGAGAAAAGTATGGACACCAAATTTCTTTCTGATGGTCGCAAGGTAGTGATCGTCGGCGCACTGAATAATCAAGAAACCATCGTTCAGGAAGTGTTCGTTACGCCGCAGGGCGACGAGATTCCAGGCGGTGAGCGTTTCATTGCCAAGAGCCTGCACGACACGCCAGTTGAAACTTACCTCTCCAAAGAGAAGGCGCGACAAGAGGCGGCACTTGCAAAGGCTAAGGCACAGATTGATTCCGTTAATCGTGAAATAGCCGATACAAGAAACAAGTTGAGCTTGTATCGCGATCAGCTTAAGCAGGTAAAGGCCTTTGCTGATCACATTGACGAGCAAGACCTGAATCACTTCATCGATGTAATGACCGGGCAACTTAATTACGCAGTGCAGGCTGATTATCGCATTCCAAAGATAGAGCGCTTCTCTGAGTACATGTCTGTTATCGAAAACTCCTACGGTAACAAGAGATATGAAGGCCTAAAGATGATGTCTGTTCTTGGTAATTCTGATGGGAAAATCGGACTTCGCGTAAATCGCTGGAGTGATGGAAGTGGCGGCTATTCAGATGTCACATTCTTCAAGACGTATGAAGAGGCGCAAGAATTTGTTAAATCCTGCGCGATTAAGCTCATCAACTCCTTGCGCGTTGAAGAATTACAGCAACTCAAGAAGATGGGAATTGAGTTCAGCGCAGATGAGATTCTGCTTATCCGAGCTGGAATGCATTCAACATGTGAGAGATCTTTCGAAAACATAACAGCGCAATTCAACAAGTCGAAAGAAAAATTTGAGGCTGACAAAGCCTACATAGACCAGCAGCTTAATGTCATCTAAGCCACCTTCGGGTGGTTTTTTATTGCGTCCATTCCTGAGCTTAAGGCTGATGAATGAACACAAACCTAACAAAGGAATTTCCCATGATGCAACTAAGCCTCGCGGGAAGTGGCGTCATGTCCGCTTTCTATCCCGCTGAATCCGAATTATCTAAGCGCGTTCGTCGACTTATTCGTGCGGCTCGTAAATCTCTGGAGGCCTTATGTCACTAAGCATTAACCATAACAAACTCAAGGCGGCGCAAAGCAAGGCGGTTATTGCTCGCTATCTGGGTGACGGCCGCATGTGGGCGCAGGCCAACGCTGAGATGAAATCGGCAATTAACTTACCGTGGTATCGGAGGGGTCAATGAACATCAACCTAACCTGTTCGTGCTTCACAACACGCCAGAGCGTACATGCCGGGAAGATGAAAATCATTGCCGAGGATGTGCAACTTGACCAGACCAACAACCCCACCGAAATCCTTCTCCAGATGGACCAGAAAGAGATTGTCGAGTTCCTGGAGGCTCAGGGGTTCAGCGTAATTATAAAGCAGGAGAATGCAGCATGAGCGCGTCAGAACAATGGGATGAAAAAGCTTTCACGGAAATCATGCTGGACATGATCGAGGACGAAGTTTGCGATCAAATTAATCTGGCTGCCGAGCGTGGCAATGAGCCGGTTAGCTGGAAGGAATTTTCAGGAGACTTTAACTAATGACTATTTTTCGAGTGATTGATACGGAAACGTGCGGTTTCGATGGAGGTGTCGTTGAGATTGCCAGCGTTGATGTTGTTCCCGGTGAAATACAAAACCCGTTAAGTAACTTTGTTAAGCCTGACCGTCCTATCGGCTTCTCAGCTATGGCAATCCATCACATAACCGAGGATATGGTAGTAGAAATGCCGCCCATTGAAGATGTGGTTGACCGCTACAAAGGCGCTGACTATCTGGTGGCGCACAACGCCCCATTCGATAAAGGAGTCCTGCCTGATATGGGATGCGAATGGATTTGCACTCGAAAGCTCGCAGCCAGGCTTTGGCCTGAACTTGAAAGCCACTCTAACCAGTTCCTACGCTACGCACTGGATATTAACCCTTGGGTTCCTGAACACCTTCACGCCCACCGCGCACTGTATGACTGCTACGTAACAGCAGGCCTACTCAAGAAGATTCTTGCAGATTCCGAATGGTCTGTAGAGCAGATGCTGGAAATATCAAATCAACCCGTTTTGCTTCGTACAGTTCACATTGGAAAGTATCGCGGTAAAACCTATGAAGAAGTAGCAAAACAAGACCCTGGTTGGCTCCGATGGGCGTTTATAAATATCACGGACATGTCAGAGGACATGCGGTTCACTATTAAACATCACCTGGATAAATGACATGGGTACAGCGACATTAGTGCTCGGTGAGTCCGGCACAGGTAAATCAACCAGCCTGCGCAATATTAACCCGCAGGATGCCATTTTAATTAAGTCAGTAGGTAAGCCACTCCCGTTTAAATCAACTGAATGGAAGCCATGGGACAAGGCCAAGAAGCAAGGAAGCGTTTTGGTATCTGATGACTGGAATCTTATCGCCACGGTCATTAGGAAAGCCCGTGATTATGGGAAGCACGTCGTCATCATTGATGATTTCCAATACGTCATGAGCAACGAGTTCATGCGCCGCTCAGAAGAAAAGTCATTCGATAAGTTCACCGAGATTGGACGTCATGCGTGGGAGGTTATTAAAGCCGCTCAGGATGCCCCTGACGACCTTCGAGTGTATTTCATGGCCCACACAGAGGAAACAGCGATGGGCCGCGTCAAGATGAAGACAATCGGGAAAATGCTGGATGAAAAGATAACCGTTGAAGGCATGTTCACCATTGTTCTGCGTACCCACACTCGCGACGGGCAATATCTCTTCACAACAAAGAACAATGGCTCAGACACTGTTAAGTCGCCAATGGGCATGTTCGAAGAAAACGAAATTGAAAACGATCTCGCCACGGTAGACGCGACCATCTGCGAATACTGGGGATTATCTAATGTTCATCAAATTAAGGAAACAGCGGCATGAGTGACGTAATTTTTACTTACAACGAAGAAGCGGCATTAACAGCGGGCCAAGGGGGATTTATCAACGAAACTGGTGCGTACATCCTGACCATCACCGAGGCGGCGTTAAAGCAGTCAGAGAAAGGCGCTCGCTTTATTGAGTTCTCCGGTGAATCTGACGATGGACGCAAGGTTCAGTATCTCAATGTCTGCACCCAGAAGAACGATGGAACCGAAAACAAATTTGGTGCCAATGTTATTCACGCAATGATGGGGTGCGCAGGAGTTAAGCAGCTGACCCAACAGATGTTATCTGTAAGCAGTTTTGTGGCACCAGAATTTCATGGCAAGAAGATAGGGCTGGTTCTGCAAAAGGTTCTGACGTCAAAGCGCGATGGGTCTGACAGCTATCAAATGGAAATTCGTATCCCCTTCATTGCCCAGACAGGTCAGACACTGAAAGAGAAAGCGGAAGGAAAGAACCCCGAAACCATTAACCATATGCTTTCAACTATGAAGGATAAGGATAATCGCAAGAAAGGCAGCAACGCCGCACCATCCGATGATTATCACTACGCCCAAGACGACGCTCCATTCTGATTTAACCCTCTAAGGATTTAACCATGCCATCACCTCCACCCGGGGCGGATAACCCTCGTCTGTGTTCTTCCAAAACGAAAGAGGAAGTGATGGCGAACTTTGCAAAATACTGGGCGCAATCGCAAGGAAGCGATGCCACGGCAGAAACAAAGCAGCAGCGCATGGAACGCCAGGCCGACGCCTTCGCAGACAGTCAGCTTTGGCATGACAACTACCGCGCATCGTTCCGTCCGTTCTACGAAACACACGGCCCTCACCTTCCGACAAATTACACAGACGACCGTTCACGCGTCCGATTTGGTCGCTTCGGTCATCGCACTAGCGACTAAGGATAAGCATGAAACTCAATATCGAAATCGGTAAATACGTCATTACCGGGACTACTCACGACCTTGTTTTGCGCGAGAAAGTAATCATCGAAAAAGGTGATAACGCAGGGAAAGAAACTCTCAGCTCAGCACGTTATTACTCGAAGCTTGAGCATCTTGTGAAAGAGCTATGCCACCGGGAAATCCTCGCGTCAGATGCGCAGACATTGCAGGCGCTGGTTCTGCATATCGAAAACCTCAGTCAGACAGTCAGCAAATCCATATCTGAATATGTGGAGCGTGAGCATGTTTAACGGTCAATACAACGCTGATTTAACGCCCGGGGATTTAGTCGCACGTCGCCGCGATAAGCCTATGCCATCCGAGGCCGAACTTAAAGCACGGAACAGCTTCCCGTCTCCAGATGAGAACCGGCACATCGACAAATTCATTAAAGCCACGAAGCACTGAGGGATAAGAGATGACAGTTAATGATGGATTGACCATGAGTCAACTGGCTGAGCGCAATGCTGAGCACGTAACGACTATCGCCGCACTACTGAAAGAGCGTGATGGGCTGAAGCAGAAGTGTGATGGGCTGGCGGCGGAAAACGCCTGCCAGAAGCAGGGCATTGAAGAGATAGCAGATTCATTTGAAACCGGTACTGATGGTGCGCTTGCCACGGCTGTTGATGAGGCGGTAAGCCTGAGCACCCCTGTCACGGATGCGGTATTGAAAAGGATTCAGGCGCAGGGTGTGGACATGGCAATCGAGCACCTACTGAAAAAATTTGAGTTAACTGGTCGAATCGGCGTGCCGGTCATGGCGCTGGAGTGGCTGGCGAAAGAGCTGCGCAAGGAGTCAGGCCAATGAAAGAGCGCGGAATGATTTTTAACGGTGAGATGGTGCGAGCTATTCTCGACGGCCGGAAGACACAAACACGGCGCGTTGTTAAGGCCGCTGATGGGGCGGCA